TGTAGCGAAATATCCGATATCAACGTACTGATTAGATGGAAGTGTAATTGTGTTACCCTGATTATCCGTAGATGTCAATAAACTAGGGTTAGCAGGTTGCAATTCGACAATAACGGTATTTTTATCAAAAACGTTACGCAGAACCTTACCTATTGCTGCTTCGTGAGCAACACCACCATCTTGTACTTGATATACTACTTTATCTCCAACTGAAGCTACAACTGTATTATCAAAGGTTAAATTGTAGATTTCAGTGTCAGATTGAATTGTATTAACTAAATCGAATGTACCAGTGACATTCTTAACAACAAACTTGTCAGATTCCTCAATTAGACCAATTACCGTTGCAGTTGCTCCTGTAAACGGTTGAGTGATCGTAGCATTGTGATTTAGGAAGATATTTGTGTCACAAGTGAAATAATTGTTCTTTGGAGTGTTACAAGACAAAGAAGCAACTGTTTGACCTTGAATTTGGTCTACAGCCGCAAAAAGTCCATCTCCATTGTCATTAATGGAATTATCGACATATAGAACATCTTCATTCGTGAAATTGTAAGAAGATTGATGAACCTCGACATTTGTAATAGGTCCATACTCAATTCCGCTAATTCTGGAAGTTAAGAGTTCTCCAACTCCCTCAGAAGCGTTTACAATCTTTCTACGGACTCCAGATGGCAATTCAGACTGTCTAGACTTACTTTTCCAGTTTTCCTCGACTGGAACATTGTAAAATGCCTCTCCGATCGAATATGGGAAAGTAGGTGCCTCATTTGAGTCTGAAGTCATAAAATATGCATACACACCGTTTGGAAATTCGGGTGTAGTGCAAAAACGACCATTATTAGCATCTAGATCACCTAGACGTTCTACAAACTCGAAATCGTTAGTAAAACGACCTAAAGAGTAGGTTGTTTCGCTTGGTGCGTCGGATCCTCTAGTTGTTTTAATTCTCCAGCTGGATTCCATCCGTTTGATCGTAGGATTCGCAGCAGTAACATCTTGGTATGGATCGTCGTAGCCAAAGCTACCATAAATGGGGTTACCGTCATATGCCCAGCCCAATATAGGGGAATGACTCTTATTAGTTAGCGGGTTACCCTGTCCATCTACATTATCTTGTCTTTGAATCTTTAAACTTGTTGGAGCAATGATATGACCGTAGGCAAACCCATAAGCAGGGTCATTTGCGTTATCTACAACACCAGCAGCGTTACCATTGTCAACACTCATCTCTAAGTACTTGTTGTACTGCCATCTAGTCAATTCTGCAGTAGCAGTAGCAGATCTTGCTCTAGAAAGGAGTGTAATAGTAGTTGTAGCCTCTTGATAGTCAAATCCACCTGATTGTTTGGTAAATCCAATAATTACACCAGCAGTAGGGTCAATTTGACAAGTAAAGAATGCACCTTTACCTTTTCCACTAGAATCACTAATGAAAACGTCAGGAGCTTCGGTATAATTGGATCCTGCATCAATTATCTGTGCATTTTGATCAATAGACAGATAAATGTTCTCAATTTGTCCTTGAGAAACTAAAACAGTGAATTGACCACCTGAACCAGAGGTAAATGTGACATCAGGAGTTGAAGTATACCCACTACCAGGATTTGTAACAGTAACTGCAGTTACTTCTCCAATTCCATTGATTTCTGCAGTAGCAGTAGCGTCTCCATCAACAATAACAGTAGGTGGAACACTATAATTACGTCCACCGTCAATAATATTGATTTTTGTTACTTTTCCGAAATCAAGTCCATTGCTAGACTTGTGATTCAACATAGAAACACCATTTACGAATAATCCAACTTCATTAGAAGTTGTAATTTGCTTTGCACTCGCATTTATGGGTTTTCTAGGTAAAATCTTAAGATGTTCTTGGTCTTCAGGGGTTGCAGTGTTGTCGAATGGTCCAACGGCATATGATGGGAACCCAGAAGACGCAATATAGTAATTTTTTGAATCTCTGTAGATTGCAGTAACGTCAGAAAGAATTTTATCCTTAATATTGTTAGTACCAACGTTATTTGGGACTGCAGCAGATAATTTAGAGTGATCTTGGTTTATAATCCACTCATTAGACAGTGGTAAGGCATCCTGGAATCCAGAATCCTTAAATTCAACCATATTGTTGAAAGAAACATATGGTATGCCTCCTGCAGCAACATCAAAGTAACTTTCTGCTGTTTCGTCATACTCTAGACCAGCACTTGCTTCTGGTTCGATACCAGATGCAGCCAAACCAGAGACCAAACCGTAAATACGAAGTTCAACTTCTCTTTCAACACCATTATCAAGATAAAAACCAGATAAGTTGTTTTTAGTGAAACAACGTACTCCTTTAGAGTGAGAGTAGTTCTGTTTGTTGTCTGTATTAACAGCATCCCTCTCTTTAATGATAAATTGAGTCGCAGTCTTAGTACTATAGGTAATTTCTTCGTTACCAATGACTACACGACCATCTCTTGCAGGAAAACCAACCGTAGAGAACACATCAATGCGATCTCCTTCACCAGCATTAACCGAAAGGTCATTCATTAAGAATGAACGACGTGCAATAGCAAAAGTACCCTTCTTACTACCAGGTGAAATGGTTAAAGTGTACTGTAAGGTACCTTGGTAAGGCTCACCGACTATATTGTCGATAATTGCAGTTGCTGCAGTAAGTTCGGGGTTATATGGATCAGGTGTTTGTCTTATTTCATTACCAACTATCTTTCTAATGTCACCAGATATAACTTCTACGACTAATAACTCTTTACTGTTCCATCCAGACTCGGAATTCTTAAAGACATTCTCTTTTGGATAGATGATATCAGGTTTAACGCTAAAAAGCATCTGGAAAATGAATTCCAGTGATTGCGGAGTACCTTTAACGTTATAAAAGTCCTTGATCTTCTTAACAAGAAGATTTTTGTTGGTTTCATCCTTCAAATAAGGATATGGGAAACCACTAGTATATTGTTCTTCGTAATTCTTGATTAAAGCAGCCAAAAGAAGGTTGCTTAAGTTGTTAACCTTAGCATATGCCTTATGTTCTGCTGCAGCACTATCCAGATACTTAACTGGACTGTATAAATCACCTACATTCGTCTTTGCACTATATCCTCTAATGCAATTCAGGAATTTTGTCTTTGTTTTAGTCGAATACAAGAAAATTTCTTGATCGATCATTATCATCCCATTCTTTGAAGGGAATCCATCAGTCGTATCGACTGTAATATCGATTTTGGCGGTTCCTAAAGGAATCTCGATCTGCAAATTTGCAGTTTTAACCAAAACCTCAGGTGAAAAGGTATCAACATCGAGATATTTCTCGAAATTGTTGATAATGTCCTGTGGACCTTCACTAATTGATAAAGCTTCGTAGTATTTCGACAGGAAATTCGTTACGAGGGGATAATCCTCGACAACGAAGTCAGGAAGCTGACTTTCAATCAGTGCTGCTAGATTCGGACCTGCCATTTACTAGATTAACGCTTCTTGAGTAATAAGGAATACACTACTTTGTAGATCCATACTTAAATATGCTTCACGATAAGCATATATGTCTTTGTTGGTTGGAAGAACACGAAGTTCTATCCTCTCATCACTATAACTTCCTTTGATTATATTTAACCGATTCAACATTACTTCTCCTTTGGCATAGTCGATTGTTCCCTGTTGCGCATTTAGGACAAATCGGTCTTGTGTCGTAGGATCGATCTTATAAAGGTAAATAGAACCCTGTTGATCGTCGGCAAGGTAAACAACATCACTAGGATAGTCTGCTACAACAAATCCACTGCTTTGTACAGAGGGATTAGAGCATCCACTCTTTACAACATTCTGATAACAAATCTCATATTCAGTAATCGTGTTCAATACTGGTATGAAATCCTTACGTAGCTTAATATCTGTCTCGTTAGAGGTAATCGCAGGATCAGTAGCATCGATAATACCAACAATACGACTGTACTTGAATCTACCATTGAACTTCTCTAAGTCTGAGGTTGCTCTATACCCATCGAGAGCAGAAATTACTGCTGCTTTTATCTCAGACTGGTTTAAAGTCGTTAACGACTTGTTATAATACACGTTTGAGTTCAATTCAACGTATATTATTGAAGGATCGACAATTTCTGGTGTAACTGAGACTACAGCGTACTTCTTAAGATCTGTAGAAATCAGATTTTTTGTATATTGTGATAAAGCACTCGCATATTGAGGTTTTATAACGATCTTGACCTTACCATACTCAGGTGGGCTAGCGTCTTCTCCACCGAAACACACAATGTCAGCAACCGCAGGGTAAATACGACGGATAATGGATTCGTAGTCATCTGCGGTAACTGCTCTATTCTGTGCATTGAAAAAGAGTGGAGCGTTTCGCTTAATTGAATCAATTGTTTCAAGTCGTTCACCTCCATTTGCTGCTGTAACAGTCGTAATAGTTACACTAGGAGCATAATCATTACCACCAGTAGAATCTTCTAATACAGCACCATATGAGAAGACTTTAGCAGCATTTGCTGCAGCTCCATTGGTAGTAATATAGGTAATCTCAACATAATTGTTAGTTTCTAACTTCTTACCTAATATTCCATCTCCAAAAATGATTTCGTAGCGTTCATCTTCGCCTTCTTGTAGGAAGTATACGGGTGATGTACCATCAAAACCGATTATACTCTCTGCCAAGCGATATTCTACTGACGAAGTAGAATCTACAGTAGGTCTAACCACTACTTTTAATGTAGTAGTGTCTATATTTGAGTTTTGTAAAATAAATCTTTGATTTACACCTGCATTAAAGGTGAAAGTCTCTAAAACGTAGTTTCCTTCCCTAACTTCTATGTTCTCAAATACAGCAATGTCCTGAGAATTAAGTCCAACGACGTGATCTTTGTCTGTAAGGAAAGAATAAGTGGTTCCATTGATCCTAGTAAGGAATTGTGACCCTCTAGGAAGTTTTATGATCGAAGGTATATTGTTTTCTGTACTAAAATCAGCACTAATGTTAAGAACAGCGGTTGGTGCTACAGCAGACTTAGGAAGATAACCTATTTGCTTAGCCAGAGACACCACATTGTCCCTCAAAGTCGCAGATTCAAGGAATGCCTCATTAACTACCATATTAGCGTTAAACGCTGTATAGTAAGTGTTATAGGCGAGTACGTCTAACAGGGTACTAAGAGTCGAACCCTCAAAGTCGTAATCAGTAAAATCGCTATTAGAGCGAAGATACTCCTTGAGTGATGTTTTGATCTGATTAAAATCTAAATCAGCAACTTGTACGTAGGACATCAGCGTGTTCGTTCTAAGAAGAATTCAACTTCACGAACTTGGACATCGGATTCAACTCCGACTATCTCAAATGATATAGCAGCATCAAAACCATTATTATCATAGTTAGCCTCAACATCTGCTCGAATTAGTTTAATCCGAGGTTCATACTTTACGATAACATATTCAATTTCTTCCTGCAGCAATGAAGCAGTTGCAGAATCTAATGGTTCAAAAAGAAGATCTGCGATATTAGATCCCAGATCTGGTTTAAAGAATCGTTCACCCTTACGGGTCATTATTATATTATACAAGGATCTCTTCACCGCTGCTTCATCAGTGGTGACGAGTATGTCTTCAGTTACAGGATTCATACCCAATGATATGGATACGTCCTTAAAATCGACTGCCTTGGGCATTTATGCACGAAATCACTAGTTCGTGACTTTATTTAGCGACTTCGTAAAAGGTATATTTCAAAAACAGCTCATCACCTTTGTGAATATGCTTAATTGTCTTCACAAAGTACTTATCACCTTCCTTCCACTTCTCGCAATTAGGGTCATCAGAATGATTTATAAACCCACCTAAGGGTGTTCTGTAGATTACATCCTCTACAACAAGGTGAGATAGTCCTAAAGGAAAGTCTGAAGGTATATCTTCAGCAGCAAATAGTCCCTGTCCTGCGACAGGGCTATCATCAATCCTCAACCAAGAGTGTAATGCTTGATAACTCACTTCCCCTGTCCACGATAACGCTTTCTGGCGTGGTTTCTAGAGGTTGCTGCATACTTAGTATGCTTTCCAGTCCCTTGACGGGATTTTTTAGGTGGAGCTTCGGGTTTGTCTTGACTTGTTTTAGAATAAAGTGCCATTAATCACAATCAGTAACAGAATTGTCACCAGGAGATTGACTTCCTGGTCCTCCTCCGCCTCCTATTGAAGGAATTGAGAGGATAGGGAAAGCACCAAGGGCGGCTATTGCTGCTGCAATCGCTGCCATCTTCGCTGCTGACCCACCAGAGCATAATAGCACATTAGGGGCACCTACCGCAACCTTTGATCCGCAACTTATTGAAGTTCCGATCTTCGCAGGAGGCAATCTAGACGCACAATACTTGGGTGCAAGCTTCGCTAGAGTAGCATCAGTGTCAGGATCACCTGTTTTAGGTGCTGGCATTGGAGTAGAAGGTGCTGCTACACCGCACATAACCGTTGCACACCCTACAGAAACAGTTCCAGGGTGACACGCAGGGTTTTTACCGCACGGTTTACAGTGTACATTACGAATTTGAGTACTTACAAGGGGTGGAAGCTTCGTAACTTGCACATTTGTGACTGGAGAGGGTGCATAACCCATAGGTGGCCAGCATCCGTGACCAGTACACACTCCAGTTGTTAGTCCAAATGCTGACATTATACGTAAATGTGTAAGAAAGTATGGTCATCACGCAAATGCTGCTCTGCAGTCGTCTGTTTGCGCTCTCTTAACACATTATTTAGGGTAACTGTTCCGTCTTCTGCAATAGTTACACCATCATAATGCGCAATTTCACGTGTTCCACCATATTCATAGGAGCTTCCTGACTCTGCTTGGAGGTACATACGGGTATAAGCAGTCGCAGTAGCGGTCTCAGGTGCCGTAAATACCAAATTTGCGTTCCCAACTGTCACATCAACGGGATTATTCAGCTGAATTGCCAATTTTGTGTTCAATGAGTAGTTACCAACAGGCACTGCATTGTTAGTAGTGATGATATTATTGAGCATATCGACTGCAACTACCCTTAAAGCGGTGTCATCAGTGCCTTCAATGATCATATCTGCTTGAATATCGTCTAAATCGAACCCTTCTTCAGTAAAGAGTATGCTATTTACGAGTAATGAGGTGGTTCCATCGCCTGTTGCAGCGAAAGGTACGCCAGGAATCACCCTTAAAACTTCATTTTCCGTCATTGTAGCGGGATCATCGATCACTTTTACCCCTAAGAAGATCTTTTCTATCTCTGCAAAGGTCACATTGAGTACATAAGGACTACCTAATTGCAAACTACCCGTACCAGTGAGCACAGGATCGGGTGCAGAGACGGTAATTATGGGTGCTTGTACGTATCCACTACCCTCTGTGAGGATTTTATATCCGTATATACGCCCTCCAGTGATAATTGCTTCCGCTGTTGGGAGTGTTCCACCCACTAAATCAGGTTCAGAGAAGGAAACGGTAGGCATATTCATATAACCTAACCCAGGATTGCGCACTGTTATCTCAGAAATACCTCTTCCGACGTAAGTATAGTTGTTTAATTCGAGGTAACCGAAGCTTGGAAAGTCTTTTGCGTCGTAATCGAAGATCTTTACCTCTACTTCAGACGGATTTATGAACTCTTTTATCTGTGCAACCTTAACATCACCGTCTGGATTACCCTGTGCATCCACTGCTGCTGCTAGTAAATCTCTATAAGTGTCCCAATTAGAGTTTAATACAAGGGGAACAGTGAAAGTATACGATGAACCTTGCCCAACATATGTACCTGCAATGTCTGAACAGTACCAAGTACCTGTTATTGTGTAAGGAAATGTCTGCGTTCCTCTACTATGAGGGATGTATTCAAAGATATTCCACTTCAACTTCTCTCCAGCAGGGGGTACAGTACGGAAAGCGTGGGTACTCCACTTCTGCATTTGCTCTACAAACCAATCACTAGGCACTATAGTCTTACTTTGGTTCATTACCTCTGAGGTAAATTCACTTATTGCTATAGCATTATCAATTACACTCTTCATTTGACAGTGGTATGTCCTCATCTCCCTGTACATTTCTGCCTGATCACCCACATCAGGCTCTAAAGGAAG